GTTGTAATTTCTGAGGAATAATAATGGGCATTCCAACAAATTATACAAATCCGGAAGGTGTTGATATCGGGATGAATCTCGTTGAGAAGTCGTACCTGATGGACAGATATCCGGAACTGGCCGATAATTTTAGATTTGCTGGGTTGTGGTTGTGGGGAAACAATGCATCAGGTCAACTTGGCGACAACACCACGACAAACAAAAGTTCTCCAGTTCAAACCATATCTAGTGGTGCGAACTGGAAACAGATATCAAATTCACTCGATAATACTGGTGGTATCAAAACAGACGGAACACTGTGGTTGTGGGGCTACGGCCTCGGAGGAGAACTCGGCAACAACGCTAGAACCAGTAGAAGTTCTCCGATTCAAACAATATCTGGTGGAACAAACTGGAAACAAGTGTCAGTATCATCTTCACCAGCATCAATTAAAACTGATGGGACACTTTGGTTATGGGGATATAACACATCAGGTCAACTTGGCACCAATAACACAACAATTGTAAGTTCACCTGTTCAAACAGTATCAGGTGGAACAAACTGGAAAGAGGTGTCGAGTGCAACGAACAGTATTGCCGAGGGCTTGATGGCCGCAATTAAAACAGATGGAACGCTTTGGATGTGGGGTTTAAATACAAGTGGCCAACTTGGCGACAACACCACGACAAACAAAAGTTCTCCAGTTCAAACCGTATCTGGTGGTACAAACTGGAGACAGATTTCGACGCAATCATTGAATGTGGCCGCAATTAAAACGGATGGAACACTGTGGTTGTGGGGAAGTAATGCATCAGGTCAACTTGGCGACAATACCTTAACAAGCAAAAGTTCTCCTGTTCAAACTGTGGCAGGTGGTACCAACTGGAAACAAGTTTCAACGGGAGATAGCACCGCTGCAATTAAAACAGATGGGTCGTTGTGGGTGTGGGGATTAAATGACTGGAGCCAATTAGGTATAAACATAGCCGATGCACCGAGAAGTTCTCCAATTCAAACGGTTTCTGGTGGAACAAACTGGAAACAGGTTTCGGTTGGTATTAGTCATATGACGGCGTTAAAGACAGATGGAACTCTCTGGTTGTGGGGCAGAAGTAATTTGGGACAGATAGGTCAAAATAATAACAATACTGCACAATCCCCAGTACAAACGATATCTGGTGGTACAAGCTGGAAAGCTATATCAACTTTTGGAAATCCATCTTCAACATCCATAGCGATACGTGACAACTCCGACGATTACCTATGATTCATCCTTTAGTGAAAATAATCACAGTTGATGGTTTCTTTTCGAATGAAGAAGCACAGAGACTTTGTAATATTACTTACAATTTGCAATATGTACAAAAAGAATTTGGTGAAGAAATTGACCAGTTCAACATGGTTCCGGAAGACAGTAACAAAATGTTTTCAAACATACTCGGAACAAACATGACAGTTGATGAAGATCGTTCTGGTGTTTTTAGAAAGCCACAAAATTTAATACACTTTGAAGGGTTTGATGGCACTGATGAGTGGATATTTGCTGTTGCACTTCAACAATCCACCTTCAATGTTTATCAACACTCCAGTGGAAACGTCAATGCATTAGGTGGGTATAAATATAATTATAGAAACTTGTTCGAATGGGATCTCAAAGTCAATTATGTATTGGATCCGGGACAAGGAGTGTTATTTCGACCTTGGTTGTTTCACTCTTTTGATACGGGTTTAATTCAATTGTTTAGGTTAAAAGAAAAATGAAAACTGGTTTTATTACAAGAGTCCAGGATACAAACGGTACAGGTAGCGACTTTGGAGACCTATTCGTTCCCAGAGCATTGTTTTCTGATGGTGGGCTATTTTCTTGGGGTCTAGGTACAACAGGTCAACTTGGTGACAATACTGCGGTAACTAAAAGTTCTCCAGTTCAAACAGTATCAGCAGGAAATAACTGGAAACAAGTTTCATGTGGAACAACATATACTGCGGCAATCAAAACAGACGGCACACTTTGGGCTTGGGGTGCTGGTGGTAACGGTCGACTTGGTTCGGGTAGTATAACCAACAGAAGTTCTCCAGTGCAAACATCTTCCGGAGGAACAAACTGGAAACAAGTTTCTTGTGGAGCTGGTCCCTTTACAGGTTCAATCAAGACGGATGGAACACTTTGGATGTGGGGCCTGAATACTGATGGACAGCTAGGTAATAACACAGTAACAGGTGTAAGCTCACCAATACAAACCATTTCTTCCGGTGCAGACTGGAAACAGGTTTCAGTCGGTTCCGCACACACTGCTGCCGTTAAGACAAATGGAACATTATGGCTGTGGGGTTTGGGTACATCAGGTCAACTTGGAAACAACGCAGCAACCAGTAGAAGTTCTCCAGTTCAAACAGTATCCGGTGGCACAAACTGGAGACAAGTTGCAACAAGCACCAACAGTACAGCATGTATCAAAACAGATGGTACACTATGGACATGGGGTATAAACGGCGGTGGCCAACTTGGTGACAACAGTATAGCCAGCAAAAGCTCACCGGTACAAACAGTATCTGGTGGAACAAACTGGAAACAAGTTTCTGCCAAAGGAAGTCATGCGGCAGCAATCAAAACAGATGGGACACTTTGGCTTTGGGGTGGCAACAGCTTTGGTGCACTCGGCACCAATAACACAACCAGTAGAAGTTCTCCAGTTCAAACAGTATCTGGTGGAACAAACTGGAAACAAGTTGAATGTGGTGACGATAGCACTGCATGTATAAAAACAGATGGCACTCTTTGGTTGTGGGGTTTAGGTTCCAATGGTCGTATTGGAGACAACGCAGCAACCAGCAGAAGTTCTCCAGTTCAAACAGTAGCTGCTGGAACAAATTGGAAACAAGTTAGTGCATTTTCTCACTCAGCAGCAGTCAAAGACGATAACTACTAATCTTTACATTATAAAATTTGGATATTATTATGAAATTGAATTTGGGATCGGGTACTAAACGTTACCCTGGATATTTGAATATTGACATTGATGCTGGTTCTGATCCAGATTTTGTCATTAACATTGAAAAAGAAAAATTTCCATTCGAAGATAATTCTGTTGATGGTGTCATAGCACACCACATTTTAGAACATCTTGGGGACGGCTTCTTCAACTGTGTGCAAGAGTTATATCGTGTGTGTAAACATGGAACGATTATAGATGTAAGAGTTCCACATCCTAAACACGACACATTCTTGATTGATCCAACACACAAACGACCAATTTTTCCACATACACTCGACATGTTTTCCAAAACTCGAAACAAACGAGACATGGAAGCTGGCGGCTGTGAGACTCCAATTGGTCTAATATATAATGTAGACATGTATGTTCTCGACCATCGACCTGTTCTAGATGAATATTGGCTACCGCAATTTCAACAAATGACAGAAGAACAATGTGAACATGCAGCAAGAACATTCAATAATGTCATTACAGAATACCATATCAAATGGTTTGTCAATAAAGAAAATGTAACTCAGCGATAGGATTATTATGAAGTTGAATTTGGGATCGGGATACAAAAGGTATTCAGATTTTTTGAATGTGGACCATGATCCACTCACACAACCAGATTTTTTAGCCGATCTGGAAAATCTAAAATTACCAATCGAGGACAATTCTGTCGAGTACATCATGGCACACCACGTGCTTGAACACATTGGTCCTGGCTTTTTCGATTTGATGAAAGAAATTTATCGTGTATGTAAGCATGATGCCATCATTGACATTAAAGTTCCACATCACCGTTCTGATGTTTATTTCATGGACCCATCACATGTGCGACCAATAACAATCGACACGATGTTGTTATTTTCCAAAAAGTATAATCTGTGGCACATAGAGAATTATAATAGTTCTTCCGGTTTCGGTCTAAAATTAAACGTAGACTTTGAGATTGTCGATTACAGATTTAAACCTTATGAAAAGTGGGAAAAAAGGTTTGAAACAATGACGAATGAACAAATTGATGAAGTTGTTATGGACTATAACAATGTGTTTCATGAGACAATGATTATTATGAAGGCCATAAAGAATGAAGAATCCACTAGCAACGGCTGAGTTTTTTATATACCTAAAACAATTTGAGAAGGCTAAAATTGTTCTTGATCTTTTAAAGCCATATGCTCAAAGCATACAGGATATGGACCAACTTGGTAAACTATATGCCGAGATTCGAGAGTTCAATGACACGCTAGAACTTGCACAAAAAATTTATTCATTGGTGTATGAACCAAATGCAAAATTTGATGCAAGAGTAAACATCATCCGTGCATGTTTAAACCTAAACAAACCTCTTGATGCGCTGGCATACATTCGAATCAATAGCAAAGAACGTCCTGATGACCATCCCAACCGTATGGATGAAGCCATGTGTTACTTTTTGCTTGATCGAAAAGAAGAAGGTGAAGCAATACTTAGAAAAATTCTCACAGAGCCTCACACAGATGATATTGACTTTAGGGTTAATTTCAATTTAGGTACATATGATTTACGTAACGGCAATTTCAAAGAAGGGCTTAGACACGTACTGTTAGACGGACGTAAACTAAACATCTGGCATGAATTTAAATTTCCCAAGAACCAACTATGGGAAGGAACACCGCAGCCAGGAAAAACAATCGTGTTGTGTGCCGAGGGTGGCATTGGTGATGAAATTATCTCTGTGCGTTTCATGAAACACTTCAGAGATGTTGGCATGAATCCTATTTGGTACACAGATAGAAAAGATATTGCAAGCATTTTTGAACGTTGTGGCTTCCAAACAATCAGTAACTTAAAAAATATTCCACCAGATTGGTTGTGGTCTTACTCTATGCCATCACCAACATATCTTGATTTGGAAGAAGATGCTCTTTGGTATGGAAACTATCTGAAGCCATTAAAAATGGCACCACTATTACCTGATACAGGCAAGAAAAAGATTGGTATAAAGTGTATGGGTAATCCAAAATACGACCAAGACTTGCATCGAACAATACCTTTTGAGCAATTAATTGAATGTATTTCAGACGAATATGAAATATATTCTTTCCATATTGATGAAGATTTTCAGCATCCACGAGTGACACAACTCAAAGACAAAATCAATAACTGGGATGATACTCTCGATTATTTGGACCAAATGGATGTTGTTGTGTCTAGTTGCACATCACTTATTCATGCAGCAGGTGCAATGGGAAAACAATCTGTAGTTGTTATTCCAATTTTAACCTATTACACATGGGCAAAACCAGAAAGACATACTAAGTGGTATTCCGATAGCCTGACAATTCTGCGTCAAAAAGAATACGATAATTGGAATGCACCACTTGCGGAACTGAAAGATTATCTAAATGATTTATGTATTCGGTGATAGCTATACTTGGGGTTGGAACTTTTTTATCGATGCAGAATTAAAAGATAAAAGAACCGAATTAACATGGCCTTCCGTTTTAGCCAAGAAGTTAAATCAACCATTGACTGATTTTTCTTTGCCAGCATCCAGCAACTGGAGAATCGCAAGAAAACTGCAAGCATTAAACTTAACTGAAAACGACATTGTGTTAATAGGTTGGACAAGCCCAACAAGATTTGAATTCGGGCTTGCTGACGATTATGACATTGAACCGAATCATCCCGATATACACTATCGAATAACAGATATGAATGAAGATGATTCTGGTATAAGAACCAAAAGAATGTCTTATCATTTAATGGATTCAACCACCTGCCAATATGCAAAACAGTTTATGTGGTCAGCATACGGTCCATTCAATTCAGAAATTTGGTATAGAGAGATGTTCAAAGTTATGTTTTCTTCCTGCCAAAATGTATTAGAAAAATCAAAGTGTAGATGGCTGGCATTCGATGTTTGGTGTGAACAGTGTGATGATGAAACTTTTAAAGATGTTTCAAATTATGTTTTAAGAGGAACAAACTTATTAAATGCATCACGAAATATACCAGGTAAAGATACGAATAAAGAATATTGGTCTGAAGAAGAACACCGAAACGTGGCAGACTTGCTTATAAAGGAACTAAAATGAGCGTATTGATAATTGATAATTTTTTGGAATACCCTTCAGTGGTTCGTGAATGGGCAATTAACCAAAAATTTTATGATGCCAAAGAGTTCACACAGATGTATAATAGACACACAGATTGGCCAGGAAAAAGAACACAACACGTTGTTGATTTGGATAAAATGTATGCCGATGCGGTTTTAAACAGAATAGCAACACTTTCAAATAGACATTTTGGTATTTCAAACATATCCATCAAATCTTATTTTCAAGTAACAACCAAAGAAGATGGAGATAGTTGGGTGCATCAAGATAACGATGTTACCTTGGCAGCCATACTGTATTTAAATCCTAATGCACCCGTAACTTCAGGAACATCACTATATAGATGTAAAAACATTAACGCATGGGAATCGTATATGCATACCCCAGAAGGGTACAATACACTCAAGACTATTAATAGGTTAGACAATAAAGACTTATATGAAAACCTGTTTGAAGTGACAGACACAATAGGTAATGTTTTCAATAGACTCGTATTTTATCCTGGTAACATGTTTCACAAGTCTAATGACTACTTTGGAACAGACATTCGTGATGGAAGACTGACACAAATATTTTTTATGACACAAGAAAATGGTTGAATATAGAATCATCAATATAAATTTAACATCTATTGGCTCAGACGAACCGATAGAAGATGTTCCTTGTGGAACATGTACACTGTGTTGTGAAAAACTTTCACCACATTTGACACCTGAAGAAATTAATTCTGGGTTATATCCACTAAGTTTAATACAACCATCTGCGGAACAGTTGTTACAAAATCCAAATATTGGACCAATAGTTACGATGTACCGAAAGAAAGAAGGTGGCTGTGGAATGTTTGTAAATAACACTTGCACCATCTATGAACATAGACCTCTGGCTTGCAGACAATTTGACTGTCGAAAAGGTCATCATCCAAACGTACCTAATATGTTAAAGAATGTTTAAAGTATTTGTGAACGGCTCTTTTGATGTTCTTCATTATGGCCATCTGAACCTGCTCAATACAGCAAAACAATTTGGTGATAAACTTGTTGTAGCAATAGATTCCGATAGAAGAATTGCAGAGAAAAAGGGACCAGATAGACCTTTCAATAATGAATTTGAAAGGTTCTCATTGATGAACAACTTAAAGGCTGTTGATGAGGTTAAGATTTTTGACTCGGACCAAGAGCTTATAGATATATTAGCTGAATACAAACCTGATTACATGTTTGTAGGTTCAGATTGGAAAGGTAAACCTATCGTAGGCGCAGAACATGCGAAAAAACTGATTTTTTTCGAAAGACTTTATGATGCATCAACAACACAAAAACTTGAAAGTTATATTAATAGGCGACAGATGTATAGATGAATACCACTATGGAGAAGTGAATCGTTTAAGTCCAGAAGCACCCGTTCCAATTTTCATACCAAAGAAAATTGAAAGCAAAAACGGTATGGTTGCCAACGTAGACAACAATCTGAAAAACCTTGGTGTTGAAACACTTTGTTACTTCAGTGGCGCATCAGTCAAAGTTAGAATGATTGATGAAAGAACCAATCAACACATTATACGCATCGACAAAGATTATAAATCCGAACCTTTAGATTTCAACGCAACATATTTTCCAGATGATGTTGATGGAATTATTATTTCAGATTACAACAAAGGTTTTGTGAGTTATGAACTGATTGAAGCGTTCATCAAAACTGGAAAACCAGTATTCATCGACACAAAGAAAACGGACCTTGCACGATTCGAAGGTGCATTTGTCAAAATAAACTCTAATGAATATGCACAAGCAAAAACTTTTCCCAGCAATCTAATTGTCACGATGGGAAAACATGGTGCAATGTGGGACGGTAGAACGTACGATGCACCTGAAGTGGAAATCACTGATGTTTGTGGTGCAGGTGATACCTTTCTAGCCAGCTTTGCTTACAAATACCTCCTAACAAAGAACATAGATAGTTCCATAGCATTCGCTATCAAAGCATCGACAATTACAGTACAACATATTGGTGTATATTCACCTACTCTTGGAGAAATAAATGCTGAATAAAGAAGGTCGTATAGAAAAAGGTTGGGGTTCAGAATTGATTTGGGCATCCACACCAGACTATTGTGGTAAGTTTTTAATGTTCAAAAAAGATGCAAAATTCTCAATGCACTTTCATAAGGACAAAGATGAAACGTGGTACATCATGTCAGGTAAATTTGAAATTGAATTTATCGACACAAAGGATGCATCAACCCACAAAAGAATTCTTGGTGTAGGTAACACATGGCGAAACAGACCATTGGAACCACATCGTGTGACATGTTTGGAAGAAGGCACGATCATCGAAGTGTCTACTGGTGACCATATGGAAGACAACTATCGTATTATGGCTGGAGATTCACAACAATGAAAATTATGGTAACTGGCCATAAAGGCTTCATTGGCTCAAACATGTACAAAAAACTTGTGGAGTTGGGACATGAAGTTACAGGTTTCGAGTGGGGTGAAGAATTTCCAGGGTATGATTATGATGTAATCATTCATATGGGTGCAATTTCTTCAACGGTTGAGCGTGATATTGATAAAGTCATGCGTCAAAACTATGACTTCTCCGTTTGGTTGGTCGAAACATGTAATCGTTTCGGTATACATTTACAGTATTCATCCTCTGCTTCCGTGTACGGTTTAAATAAAGAGTTCAAAGAAGACTCTCCGGTTGATCCTAGAACACCCTACGCATGGTCCAAGTACATGTTTGAGCGTTATGTACAGAATAAGTATTGGGGTATCACGGTTCAAGGTTTCAGATACTTCAATGTGTATGGTCCAGGAGAAGACCATAAAGGTGACCAGGCTAGCCCATATCACAAGTTTTCCCAACAAGTCAAAAACGGCAACTGTATAAATTTATTTACAGGTTCGGATAGACAATTCAGAGATTTTGTACCAGTTGAACATGTTATCGACACCCATCTTAAATTCTTGGATGTAAAAGAGTCTGGAATCTGGAATGTAGGTACAGGAAAAGCTAAATCTTTCTTAGATGTTGCTAATGAGGTCAAGAATGACAGCACCGAACTTAGATTCTTTCCTATGCCGGAGCATTTACAAGCAAGTTACCAGTATTATACCTGTTCAGACAATACCAAAATCAGGAAAACATTAACATAAATAAAAGAGTACAACCTTTTTTATTTAAAAAATGCCAGCCGTAAATAACAGACAATCATTCAAAGAATACTGCTTACGCAGACTGGGTTTCCCAACTATTGAAATCAACGTGGACGATGACCAAGTTGAGGATCGTATTGACGATGCTCTACAATATTGGCAAGACTACCACTATGATGCTCTCCAGAAACTTTATTACGTTAAAGCTCTGGATGCCACTGACATGACCAACAAATATATCAACTTGGATCCTTCCGTGACGGTGGATCCAGGTAATAATAATGTAAATATTGTTGGTGTAACAAGAGTATTCCCTATTTCACAATCAATTAATAGCGCAGACATGTTTGACTTGCGTTATCAGTTGCGTTTAAATGAACTGTATGACTTCACATCAGCATCATACATTAACTATACCTTGACAATGCAACACTTGCGTTCTCTGGAAATTATGTTTACAGGTGAAACACCTATTCGTTTCCAAAGACACATGCACAAATTGTTCATTGACTGGAACTGGGGTCAAGAAGTTAGTGCTGGTGACGTAATTGTTGTTGAGTGTTATGCATTAATTAATCCTTCAGACTATGAATCGGTTTGGAACGACCGTTGGCTAAAAGAGTATGCAACAGCACTTGTTAAAAGAAACTGGGGTAACAACCTTAAAAAGTTCGCAGGTGTTCAACTACCAGGTGGTGTCATACTGAATGGTGACAAGATTTACGAAGAAGCCGAAGAAGAAATAAAGAACCTAGAACTTGAAATGCAGGCCAAATATGAATTGCCTGTCGAGTGGTACATGAACTAATGGCAACTAATCTATACTTTAATAATTTTAACAGTAGTCCCGAACAAAGATTAATCGAGGACTTGATGATTGAAACCATTAAAATTAATGGTGTAGATTGCTATTACATTCCGAATATCAATGAAGCTGCTAGAGACTTATTGTACGGTGAAGATCCACTTAAGAAGTTTACCGCAGCATATCCATTAGAATTATACATCACAAACGTTGATGGCTATGAGGGAGAAAGAGAATTTTTCTCTAAGTTTGGTCTAGAAATCAGAAATAACATGTCTGTAATTGTTTCCAAACGTAGCTTTGCACGTTGGGTTCCACAAGACAGATATATTCGACCACGTGAAGGTGATTTGATTTACATACCATTTTTCTCCAACACAGGTGAAATGTATGAAATCAAGTATGTGAATTACTCTGAGGCATTCTATGTGTTGGGTAACAAATATCCATTCTTCTACAAGTTGGAACTAGAGAAATTCAAGTATTCACAAGAAACTATTGATGTTGGTATACCTGATGTTGACAATATTGTTGTTCAGGATGCATATAACATTACGCTTGTTATGAGTGCAAACAACGCATCCAACAATTATATTGTCGGTGAACCTGTCATGGCAAATGGTTCCTCGTTAGTTTCTGGTACAGTTGCATATTGGGACAGACCATCCGGAACATTGAAAATTACCGATTTACTTGGTACGTTTTCGAATAATGCAGTTGTCACTGGTAATACCAGTGGTGCTACCTTTGCTGTTTCAAATGCTGTAGACCCATTAACTGATCCACAAGAGAGAGAAATGTATGATAACGCTGTCATCGAGAATGAAGCGGAAGATTATCTAGACCTCTCTGAAAATAATCCATTTGGAACACCAACATGACATACGGTTATTCCTATCACAGATTAATTCGAAAGGTTGTTGTATCATTCGGCAACCTTTTTAACAACATTTCCTTGTCACGTTATTCATCGACTGGTGTGGAGCAAGAAAAGTTTTTAGTTCCCATCGTCTATGGTGGAAAAGAAAAATATGTTTCTCGCCTAGAAGGTGATCCAAATTTAGATAAAAAGGTACAGATAACTCTACCAATCATGTCATTTCAAATGCTTGATATGAAGTATGACGCAGGTAGAAAGCTAAACACCTTTCAAAGAAACACACATCCAGGCGGTACTTCTGAAGGTACATTAGCCGTTTACAATCCAGTACCTTTCGATTTTGATTTTGAGCTTTATGCTTACGTAAGAAACATCGAAGATGGTGCACAACTTATGGAAAAAATACTTCCATATTTTACACCAGACTATACTCTCGCTGTGAATATGATCCCTGAAATGGGAATTGTTAAACAGTTACCAATTATATTGAATGATGTTTCACATGAAATTGATTATGAAGGTGATTACAACTCTAAAGTGAGAAGTGTTATATGGACACTTAAATTCACCGTTAAAGGTTACTTGTACGGTCCTGTTTCAGAACCAAAAATTATTAGGACCTCATTCACAAACATCATAGATGACGATTCCTTACAGAATAAAAATGTTGTCATCACACTAAATTCTGGTGGGTTTGGTAATTTTAAAGAAGGTGAAACGGTATATCAAGGATACTCTTTTGATACCGCAACTGCAACTGCAACAGTTTTCAATTGGAATTCAAACAATAGAATATTGACGGTAAATGACACTACAGGACATTTTGTCACAACAGCCAATGTTATAGGTGTAACATCAAACTCAAAATGGTCTGCAAATAGTTTTGCATTCTATGATGGTGTCATGGCTAGAGTCATGATTACACCTAATCCGGAAGACGTTATTCTACCTAACAACTATACATATAAAACAACAATTTCGGAAGCACCATTTGTTAGAAGTGCTACATACAACTATACGTTTGACGAAACTGATATCGATTTCAGTAACACCATAATAACGATGGATTCATTCTAAAGGGTTTTTAAAATGCCATTACAAACAATCAATATTGGCTCTAGTGCGAATGACGGAACAGGTGATCCGTTACGAACTGCTGGTCTAAAAATTAATGACAATTTTACGTTCACTGCTAATCAGATTCAGAACGTTTACAACAGTTCCAACAGCGTATCAATTACAGCACAAGCAGCATTCAACAAAGCAAATGCCACCAATCTCCTTTCAAAAGTCAACAGTACAAACAACTTCAATGCGAGTGTGAGTACCGACAAGATAATTCTTGTAGACAATGCAGATGTGGGTTCGAACGTCTATATTAATCTTCCTTGGCAAAACGTTCAATCAGGAAAAGAATATATCGTAAAGACAATTGATGCCGGCTCCTTTCAGACATTTATCGGTTTACAATCTGGTGCGAACGCAAACTATTATATTGAAATTATTCCAGGAAACTTCTTTGGTTATTCATGTAATTTAGAAGTAACCGGTTCTACGGTACACTTTGCTTACGATGGTGATAGTCGAACATACAGAATTTTGAATTACTACATCCCATAATATGTCTAAATTTGAACAGAGTATGCAACAAATATTTGATGTGGAACCAAAAGCGGTAACAAATTCTCAGGTAACTACAACAACTGTTACCAATAATACGCCTGCAAAAACCGATGTGGTAAATCTCGACAAAGACCTTGATAATGATTATGAGGAGTCAAGACAAACTATTAAAGAGTTGGTGAAAAAAGGTAATGATGCAATAGACCATCTCTTAGCTATTGCTACAGATACAGAACATCCACGTGCATTTGAAGTTGTCGCAACTTTAATTAAGAACACAGCAGAAGCAAATGAAAAATTAATGACGATGCAAAAGGCTGTGAGAGATATGAAAAACCTCAAACAAAAAGATGGTGGCGTCAATGTTGATAAAGCCATCTTTGTTGGTTCAACGGCAGAACTCAACAAATTATTAAAAGGTAAGAAGGATGACTCTGAGCAATAAAGACTCATACAGAGATAATCCCTTACTCAAGAGAGCAGGTGTAGATTTACAATATACGCAAGAACAGATTGATGAGTATATAAAATGCTCAAAAGATCCTGTTTATTTTGCTGCAAAATATATTAAAATTGTTAACGTTGATGAAGGTTTGATGCCCTTTAGGATGTGGGATTTCCAAAAGGAAATGATTCGCACATACCATGAAAACCGTTTCTCGATTACAAAATGTCCTCGTCAGGTCGGTAAAACTACCACATCGGTTGCATATCTCCTATGGGTAACATTGTTTTCGGACGATCAAAACATTGCAGTTCTAGCCAACAAAGGTTCTTTGGCTCGTGATATTTTAGCTAAGTATCAGCTTGCATATGAAAACCTACCTATGTGGCTGCAACAAGGTGTTGTCACATGGAACAAAGGTAACGTTGAACTGGAAAATGGCTCAAAGATTGTTGCTGCATCCACATCAAGTTCAGCTATTCGAGGTGGCGCTTTCAACATCGTATTCTTGGACGAATTTGCGTTCGTTCCAAACAACATCGCCAACGAGTTCTTTAACTCCGTTTACCCTGTTATCTCATCCGGTAAAACAACAAAGATCATTATTGTTTCCACTCCTAACGGTATGAACTTGTTCTATAAGTTGTGGATGGATGCAATGAATAAACGCAACGGTTACAAGATGTTTGAGATTCACTGGTCGATGGTACCAGGACGTGATGAAAAGTGGAAAGAAGAAACCATCAAGAACACATCTGAAGAACAGTTCCGTCAGGAATTTGAATGTGAATTCTTGGGTTCGACAAACACTTTGATTTCTGGTTCAAAACTTGCACAGATGGTATACAATGATCCTATTCATAAGCATGAGCTTCTGGACATTTATGAATTACCGGTAAAAGCGGATGAAAATGAAACACGATTGGATCATATCTATGCCATAACGGTTGACCCATCAGAAGGTAACAACATGGACGGTTCCGCTTTCTCCGTGTTTGATGTATCATCCGTACCCTATAAACAGGTGGCAAAATACAATTCTTCATCCATTTCGCCTGTGTTGTTCCCTACTGTTATATATAACACTGCAAAAATGTACAATGATGCATATGTTTTGGTTGAAATAAATAACACACCACAAATTGCAGACACCTTGCATCAAGACTTAGAATATGAAAACGTATTGAAAATTGAAACCGGTAACAAAAAAGCACAGGCAATTGGTACAGGTTTCGGTAGAGGTATACAACTTGGTCTGAAAATGTCAGCACAAGTTAAGAGGATTGGTTGTTCAAACCTCAAAACATTGATTGAAAACAACAAACTTGTGATAAATGATTTTGATACCATATCACAATTAACAACATTCGTACAGAATCACAACTCGTTCAAAGCAGAAGAAGGTGCGAATGATGATATTGTCATGACTCTTGTTATGTTCGCATGGATGACAACAAATCAATACTTCAAAGAGATTGTCAATCATGATTTGAGAAAACAAATGCAGTTGGAAATGTTGAACCAATCAGATGAAGAAATACCATCTTTTGGTATTTTTGATGATGGTATGAATAAGAATTACATCGTGGAAGACGGTGACGTATGGTTATCAAAAGAAGATTCGGAAGATTCAATTTCCTACTTCAGATAAGTTATAAAACCACCGTTTCATAAATACAATATAGGTTATTACTGCCAAATAACATTATAACAAGGAGATAAAAATGGCATTTCAGATTTCTCCAGGCGTAAATGTATCCGAAGTCGACCTAACCACGGTTGTTCCTGCGGTATCTACTACGGCCGGTGGTTACGCTGGACGATTCCAATGGGGTCCAGCAAGAAAAAGAATCTTAGTTTCTAACGAAGTAGGATTAGTCAATACATTCGGAAAACCTGACGGTAACACAGCAACTTCATTCTTCTCGGCAGCTAACTTCTTAGCTTACGGAAATAATTTACAAGTTGTACGTGCTGCTAGTTCAAGTTCCAACAACGCAACTTCTAATGCGAATACAACTATGGTGCAAATCGCAAATGAAGATGTGTATGATACAACATATATTAATGACTCAAATACAGTAGCTTTTGTTGCACGTTATCCTGGCGCATTGGGCAACTCTCTAAGAGTTTCTATTAATGATGCGAATACTTCCTCCAATTCAACTACATTATCATTTGCTAATTGGGCATATAAATCTAGCTTTAGTGCCGCACCAAATACTAGCAATTATGTTGCTACCTCAGGTGGTGCGAATGACCAAATACACATTGTCGTTATCGATGAAGATGGATTGTTCAGCAATGGTCAAAAAGGTACCATTCTTGAAACATTCCCATTCTTGTCTAAAGCTATTGATGGTGTAAACGATGACGGTTCTCCAACATACTACAGAACTGTTCTACGTAATCAATCCAAATACATCTATGCATTAGGTCCAGTAGACGGTGCAAACACATCTGTTGGTACCGGCGCATGGGGACAAACTGCAAGCACAAATTTCCGTGGTATTGGTAACATAAATCCTACAGTTTCTTTGTCAAGTGGTACAAGTAATGCGGTTTCAGATAGTGATATTAGCAGTGCATGGGACCTGTTCGGAAATCCTGATGAAGTAGACGTTTCTCTGTTGGTTTCAGGTGACGCATCAACCACAATTCAACAAAAAGTTATCGACTTGGCTGTTGCAAGAAAAGATTGTGTAGCATTTGTTTCTGCACCTAGCACAGTCATTACTTCTGCTACACCAGATACACTCACAACAACATGGGCATCCTCAACACTAGCTCGTGCATCAACATATGCTTTCGCCGACTCTGGTTGGAAATATCAGTTCGACAAGTACAACAATCTGTATCGTTGGATTCCATTGAACGGTGACATTGCCGGACTATGTGTAAGAACCGACACTACAAATGATCCTTGGTTCTCTCCAGCAGGCGCTTCTCGTGGAGCAATTCGTAACGTTGTTAAATTGGCTTGGAACCCATCACAAGCTCAACGTGATGCCATTTATTCCGTAGGTGTTAACCCTGTTGTTTCTCTACCAGGACAAGGAACAATTCTATTCGGTGACAAAACATTAGTGACACAACCTACTGCATTCAGCAGAATTAATGTTCGTCGTTTGTTTATCGTTCTAGAAAAAGCAATTGCACAAGCAGCAAAATTCTCATTGTTTGAATTGAACGATGAGTTTACACGTGCCCAGTTTGTGGCAATCGTTGAGCCTTTCCTACGTGACGTAAAAGGTCGCCGTGGTATTTTTGACTATCGTGTTGTTTGTGACACAACAAACAATACTCCAGGTGTTATAGATGCAAACCAGTTTGTTGGTGACATTTACATCAAGCCAGCACGTTCTATCAACTACATTCAGTTGAATTTCGTGGCTGTTCGCAGTGGTGTAAGTTTCAACGAAATCGTTGGTTCAGTCTAATAAATAATCCAAAATAGGAGAAAAAAATGGCTTTTAATGTAACAGAGTTCAGAGCAAATCTTGTAGGAGATGGTGCTCGTCCTAATCTGTTCCAAGTCAACATGACTTTCCCAACATTTGCAAACGATTCAGTAGGCGCTGGCCAATCACTTAGCTTTTTGGCCAAAGCTGCACAGTTACCTGGTTCCACACTAGGTACTGTGCCTATGTTCTACTTTGGTCGTGAATTGAAATTTGTTGGTAACAGAAGTTTCGCTGACTGGACTATCACCATTATCAACGATGAAAACTTCAAGGTACGTAAAGCACTTGAATCTTGGATGAACGGCATCAACTCACATGCCGGTAACCTAAGAGCAGGTGCGGCAGCTTCACCAACAGGTTATTCATCTGATGCGGTTGTTAATCAATATGACAAAGCAGGTAACATCATCAAATCTTATAAGTTTGTGGGCGCTTTCCCTGTTGACCTATCGCCAATCGATTTAGATTGGCAATCCAATGATACGATTGAGGAGTTTACATTGACTCTTGCGTATCAGTGGTGGGAAACCGAGTCAACTACCTAATATAGAGGGGCTTCTGCCCCTCATTATGTATTTTTTGAAATAAGTAGGATTAATCAATGGCTCTATCACTTTTCGGTTTTCAGATATCCCGACAAAAGGACGTTGCGGCGCAACAGTCCGAAAAAACCTTTGCACCACCTTCCAACGAAGATGGTGCTTTAACCATTTCATCCGCCGCTTATTATGGTACTTACGTCGATCTTGACGGCACAGCTAAAAACGAAGTAGAACTTATTTCACGTTATCGTGAAATGGCAATGCAGCCTGAAATTGAGGCAGCTATTGACGATATTGTCAATGAGGCTATTGTCCAGACAGATGATGGTGAATCTATTCGCATCATTCTAGATAAGTTGAAGCAACCAGAATCGGTTAAAAAAGCAATTGAAGAAGAATTCAAAATTGTTTTAAGGCTTTTAAATTACCAAAACATGGCTACGGACACCTTCCGTAGGTTCTATGTCGATGGTCGTCTTTTCTACCATATCATTATTGACGAAAAAGATCCAACATCTGGTATCAAAGCATTACGTTATATTGACCCCAGAAAAATCCGTAAGATTCGTGAGATCAAAAAGGATAAAGATGGTACCAATCCAGTTGATTTGGTACAAACAGTAAACGAATACTACATCTATAACGACAAAGTTGTTTCTGGATCATCTTCA